GTAAGGCCTTTGAATAAGACAAAAGGCTGCCTCATCGCTAACTTTGCAACAGTGCCCTGGTGGGCACTCTCGCGCGCTGACGGATCGCCTTGCCAGTATCAAAAATCGTATGCATATGGACGGGGAAGTGACGCTCAGTAATGGTGCATCAATGAAGCAATTCATTGGGGGCGGCGAAGGGTATATCCAGTTAACCGATCCGGATGGCAGCGTATACATGATCAAGGCTAAATCCATACAGGGTGTGGACATGGCAGATGCGATCGGCAAGCTGTTTAAAGCCTATAAAGCGGGTAATGTATCGGAATACCTGGTCCAACCAGAAGAACATAAACCGGAAAACGTCGAACCTGAACAAGCGGAGGATACCGGTAGCTCTTCGCCTGAACCAGAAGTCTCTGTAGGTGCATATCGATATGCCCTGCAAATGCGTCCGGCGGCCCCTGGCGCAATACCTGAAGGTAACAAAGCAATTCTGCCGCGCCCTGATGAAGGTGACCCGTATTATGAATATGCACGCTACGGCATTGCTACTTTCGATACCCCGCTTTCTGATCAGCAAATGAGTGAGTACGACCTGAAGTTATTGCCTCGCGAGGATTCTTTCGACTTCCTGGCGAAGACACTTACTAATGGTCCGTTTGGCAAATATGCACAAAAAGCTCTGGAGCTGGCCACCAGCTCACCAGACGAGTTCCGCGTAATGCTGAAAACTCAGTTTCAAAAAACTTTCCCCAATATTGCGTTTCCTGGGGGCGCTGGCACCGAGAAAATGGTGCAGAGCATGATCAATGCATTGCAGGCCGAAGTCGGTGAGATTACTCAGCCAGAACCGGCCCCGGCACAGCCTGATGAAACGGTTAGCGAAGCAGATGCAGAGGCTAATAAAGCCATTGAATATCTCAATAACGTGATGGATATGAAAAGCACTGACATGGCGGAGATCCGTAACGCCCGGGGCAATGTCCGGGAAGCGATTGCAGCCCTTCAGGCTGCCGGACGTTTTGAGGAAAACGAAGAGCTGGTTAACGGCGCAGCTCGCCACCTGGCTGATCTGTTGGTAGCAATCCAGAAAGCGGGGGTAGCGGCATGACACTATCAGCTATTGAGTTAATGGATCTCAGCGATAAGTTGGATGCTCTGATGTCCAAAGCGGCGACCGCGAGTGGCATGGAGTTGCTGGATATCAGCGATGAAATTGACCAGATCATGCAACAGATGGGGTACGGCGCGTCCGGCGGTGGTAGTGGCGAGGAAAAACAACCTTCGGAACATGATGGTGTGCCAAAACTGGTTGCTGATTTCCTGGCTGATAAATTCGTCGATCAGAGCACCGATGCATTTATCGGTACCTTGCAGGATTTGAGTCAATATGTTGGCACATACATCGACCTGGACCAGGTTAAACAGCACACGGCGGCATGGATAGCCGCCAACATTAAAGAGGCAGCATAAGGCGTAACAGGGATGAGCTTAAGCGATCAGGTGGTAATGGCCACCAGCATAGAAACGCTGATCGAGCTGCTAAAGAACCTGCCCGATTATGGGCGGGTTTCGTATGTGGTGACAGCGAAGGGAGACGAGGTAAAAACAGCGTTTGATATCGTCGATGCCTCAGTTCTTTTGGTATCCAATACTCTGGATGGGAAAATTAATCCAGACTATCCCCAGGAACTTCAGCCGCGCGACCGGACCCGCGCATCCAGCCTTCTTCAGGTCAACCAGATATCCAAGGATTTGCGTCCTGCCCAGCTTACCGATTCCGGTTTATCCAGCCATGGCGCGCCAATAATTGGTGAGGACAATGCCGTTGAGTCAGGTAATGGGCGGACCATGGGGATCATTAAAGCCTATCAGGACGGTAATGCGGATCGGTATCGGGAGTACCTGATTGAACATGCGACCGAATTCGGCATACGGCCTGAAAAGGTTGAATCAATGACGGCTCCGGTACTGGTGCGCCGCCGGTTAACGAAGGTTGACCGTGTTCAGTTTGCCAAGGACTCAAATATTTCTGATCTCCAGGAAATGGCAGCCAGTGAAAAGGCTTTTGTTGATGCCGACAGCATAACACCGGCGATGATGGCGTTGTTTAACCCGTCAGAAAGCGGAGATCTGCTTAGCCGCAGTAATGACGCGTTTATTCGCGGATTCATGACGCAAGTTGGTGCCACACAGGCTGCTGGCCTTGTAACGGAAGATGGGCGACCAACACGGCAACTTGTAGACCGTATACAAAACGCGATCTTTGCCAAGGCATATAAGGATGCGCGCCTGGTAAGGATGGTTGCAGAAGAACCTGATCCGGATATGCGTAATGTTCTGACGGCGCTTAATGCGGCAGCCAATGATTTTGTCCAGATGCAGGCTTTATCAGGAGAAGCGCACAAGCAGGCTGTGACAACTATTGTTGATGGCATTGAGACAGCGGATAGCCTCGATAAAAAGGCGCTGGCGGCATTGAAAGATGCGGTAGACCTGGTAAGGCAATCGAAGGAGTCAGGCCAGCATATTACCGATGTTATTGCTCAGGGGGATATGTTCAGCGAAACGGCCCCGGAAGTGAAAGCACTCGCGTTGTTCATCGTCGCGAATAACCGTAGCGCGAAGCGTATGGCCACCGCCTTTAAGTTGATGGCTCAACGTATCAATGATGAGTTACAGCACCAGGGCCAGGCGCTGGGGGATATGTTTGGCGGCGGCGATGTGTCGTTACAGGATATCCTTCGCCAGGTGTCTCAGGAACTGGAATACGAAGGCATGCAAGGGATATCCGGCGGTCTTTTCGAGTCCGTTTCCGGCGGTAGTTACAACGGTGTTGCTCCGTATACCAGTTTGCTATTACATCGGGCATCCGGCATCAAAGACATTATTCATCTGATCAGGCTGCTTTCCCGCACAGATCCCCAGGATGAACAGCTTGTACAAGTGCTTGCGCATTTTGTTCGAATGCCTGTTGCCGACGTGAAAAAATGGTGCCGATTATTCGGTATCAGCAATTCGTTACTTCGCGGCTTGTTAAATCACGCATCCTCCCTTGGGCGCGATGGCTTTGACGAGATAGCGCAGGCGATAAAAAACGGAGATATGCCACCAGCTATTGACTGGTTTTCCATTCGCCCAACCAGGGTGAAAGCATTCCTTAGCGCGGCGCATTCGGCATCACCATTGGCAGAAATGGTTCAGAGGTTGTCGCTCATATTCACAGACCATACCGCGTTGGGTGATCTGACTCTGGACGAGATGAAAGAAGCCTCCATTCAGTGGGCCGATCAACAAAATGAGGTTAACTCAGACTTCTTGCCAGCATTCAGGAAGGCCGTTAGTAAAGCGGATGATGCCCGTGGAATTCTGAAGGCATTTAAGGCATTGCAAAGCCGTGTTAATAAACATGTCGGTGATATCGATGGGGTAACGGCGGAAGGCCGGGATATCCTTAAAGAGCACGGCATAACGCCAGAGTTTATTGATGAGATCAGGACTGATATGCAGCGTGAGGTCGTATCGTCCCTGCAAATCGTAGCCAGAGCGTTGGCGGATGCTAATCCGAAGAGTGCGGCCATTGTTAACCGGGTTATTGGTGATATTGAAGCATCGGAGGGCATAGGGGCGCTGAAACTCTTCCTTTCGCGAGCGTTTAATCCTAACGGCAATATTCTCCCTGGCATTATTGGTGAGGCTAAAAAGTATGTCAGTGAAGAAGAACTTGAGCAGCTTGACCAACTACTTAAGCGATTCTCATATAACCCGCAGACACGCTGGCAAATGAATCAGCGAAGTATGGGTTCGGTCCACGAGAAAGTGTTATCTGCCATGAACAGTGCGATCGCAAACTCATCCGTATCTGAAGAAAAAGCTCTTGAGTGGGCCGACTCTTTTATCACGGAAGAAGTGGAAGAAGCTCGCGCTGGACAGAATGGTGGGATAGACCTGCGCAAGGAACTTGCTGATATTTATCGCCTGACCGGCGGTAAAATTTCGACCTTATCAAAGGTGGTTCACCACCAGGGAAGGGCATATGCAAATCTTAATGGTGTTGTTGCTGTCAATTTGAACGATGAAAATGCAAGTGCACTGTGGCACGAGCTGGGTCATCATCTTGAGTACAGTAACCCTGGTTTGTTAGAGAAAGCCCGGTCATTTCTGAAGGCCAATGTTGAAGGGGATAAGCCATCTTTCGTTAATATCGGTGGGCGTGGCAAGCCTGAATGGTGCTTCAGATCTCGATTGAGTAATATTTATATGGCGAAGGTATACCCGCCAGCCTCAGTAAGTAACACCGGGAAAATTCGGCAGAAATCACCGACTATTTCCAAAACGTCAGCAACGGAAGTATTCTCTATGGCTCTTCAGTTGTATCATGACAAAGAGGCCGCTGCCGCATCACTGATGAATGGTGACGGATTGCTGGAACTGTTATTAGGTGTGGCAAAGGAGCTAAATAATGCAGATTAAAATCGCAGCGCCATTAGGCGGAGATGCCATTATCGAATTTGATGATAATGAAGAAGTTTCCGGGCGTTTAAGCATTATCTCCGGTGACATTACCGAGGACATGATCACTGAAGCCATAGCTGGGGCAAATCCCAATAGCTATATGGGATTCGTTAACACCCTTGATGCTCCCGCAAGTGATGTTCTCCGAACGCTGCATCTTTACGCTGGCTGGTTTGTTGATTGGCCATCTGTAGATGGTGGCGATGAGGACGACGACGATGATTTTGGTAATCATGTAGACCAGATCGTATATTAACTCCCTGATAGTGTTAAAATAACCTGTTCTGGTATGTTAATTGTGTACTTAAGGTAAATGTGTTGTGGCTTGCTTTAGGCTATGGAAGCAAGCCATTTCTGGTGATGCCTCTAATTAGTTGAATCTGATGTATAATACGGGCTTTTGAGGTTATCTCATAACCAGCGTTAATATTCATTGTCCCCGTTGTCAGTTAGCTCGGGTTTACCGCCATGGTCAAAACCCTAAAGGCCGTGACAGATTTCGCTGCCGTGACTGCCACCGTGTGTTTCAGCTCACTTATACTTATCAAGCACGTAAGCCGGGTATGAAAGAGCTGATCACTGAAATGGCCTTTAATGGTGCCGGGGTTCGCGATACCGCCAGGACACTGAAAATTGGTATTAACACCGTCATCCGGACTTTAAAAAACTCGCGCCAACGCGAATAACTTCTTCGCCTGTTGCCCACGCTGATGTGGCGCTTATCTGCGAGCTTGATGAGCAATGGAGCTACGTTGCCGGCAACACTGGCTCTGGTACGCGTACAACACCAAAACAGGCGGTGTACTGGCCTACACTTTTGGTCCCCGAACCGATCAAACGTGCCGGGAGCTACTGGCACTGCTTACACCCTTCAACATCGGCATGCTCACCAGCGATGACAGGGGCAGCTATGGCCGGATGGTGCCGAAGAATAAGCATCTGACCGGCAAAATATTCACCCAACGCATTGAGCGTAATAATCTGACGCTACGCACCCGCATTAAGCGGTTGGCTCGTAAAAAACAATCTGCTTCTCACGCTCAGTTGAGATCCACGAAAAAGTGATCGGAGCGTTTATCGAAAAACACATGTTCTACTAATTGGATACACTACCCGTGTTTTATACTGCGCTGTTGTTTCTGGTTGCGATTTGGCCTTAGTGTTATTTTTTACTCTATATTATTAATACCATCCTAATAATTAATTGGTTTACAATGGTGTTTTCGTGATCATGATCTTGACCCTCCATCTCCGAACAGCTTTTGTATCTTAAGTTAACGATGTCCGCTGC